CGGGCCGGGCGAACCCGACCTGGAGCGCGTCCTTGGCCGCGTCCCCGTCCTCGCTCTGGCGGATCTCCATCTCGTAGTCGTCCGGATCCAGCCCCGGGGCCACGTCGGCGGTGATGGTCAGGACCGGGCCGTCCTGCGTGACCACGGGGGCGGGGAACGTGCTGATGTCCTTCGGCAGCAGGGCCGGAGAGATGGCCTCCTCCGTGTCCCAAGTGGCGATGGTCCCGGGCCGGTGCAGCTTGCCGTTCTTGTCCCGGACGATCGCCGCCACGTCCACGGTCCCGCCCGTGATCTGCCACTCCGAGATGCTCGCGGTCGTCTCCCCGAGCCGGTGCCAAGCGCGGTGATCCTGCCGCCGGTACTCGATCAGAACCGACTGGGCACCAGCCGGGAACGTGCCGAGGTCGATTACGGCGGTGCTCACCGGCCCCCCCTGCTACACTCCCCGTCGTGTACTTCGATTCCTTTGATGGCCAGGAAGCGTTCGCGCGGTTCTGCGCGATCCCGCTCAGGCAGGCGGCGCTGATCATCCTGCGCGGTGCGCGGCGGGACGGGCGAGAGTTGGGCTACGACGAGGCGTACGCCTTCGCGGCCCGACTGCGACTCAGCCGCCGCAGGCTGAGGCGCGGGATTCGCAACCTGTCCGAGAGCATGGACCGCGCCCGAGCGAATCTCGCAGCGTTCGGCACCGCCCTGAGAGCGGTCGCGGCCGAGGACCTGAAGGCCGGCAACGCGGTCTATCTTGATGCCGATGGCCGAGTGCGGCGCCTTCGGTAGAGCCCTCATCCGATCAGATCCCCGACCTTGGACTTGCCCGCGCCCCGCTTGATGACGAGCTGGCGGACCATGATCGGCCCGTACATGCTGGTCGAGGCCGAGGGCGGCCCGGATGCGTTCGCGGCGGTGTAGCTGGTGGTCACGCCGGAGAAGCGCGGAGGCGGGCGCAGGCCGGGCGTGACGGCGCTGTTCGGCCCCTGCCACGGCAGCCGGTAGGCCGCGGGGTCGTGCTCTGTGAGGAGCAGCACGCACTTCATGTCGCTCGACCAGGCCGTCTCCATCACGCGGAACTTCTTCGCCGTGATGCCCAGCCGCGTCGATGTGAACAGGACGATGTCCCCCGGCTCCAACTGGAACAGCCGCAGCCCGCGGCCCTGCGTCCCGACGCACGCGATCCGCCACGTCTGGAGCCGCCGCTGGTTGAGCAGGATCTTGCCCACGCGCCGGACCTGCGCCCGACGCTGGACAGCCTTGAACTCGACCCGCTCGACCTTGCGCGGCGTGGGCTGCGGGTCGGGCAGGATGATCGGCTCGCTCTCGTCGGCGCCGTCCTTGTCCCGGTCGCGGAACGTGATGCTCAGCTCCGTCGGGAGCTGTTCCAGCCGCGTCACGTCGAGGTCGGCGGATTCGAGGTCATCCTCCTCGACGATCGTGAAGTCGGCGCTGCTGACCGGGTCCGTGACCACGTCGGCGTCCTGGTCGATGACGAACTTCCACGTCCCGGACCAGAACGCGAGCGTCTCCGAGCCGCCGAGGATCTCCGCGAGACGCACGCCCAGACTGCGCCGCTCACCATCCTCCGCGAGCGCGATGTCGCACTCCGACCGCGCCCCGGTCACGCCGTCGTCGAACAGGACCGAGGCGTCGCAGTAGTCCCGCGCCGCGAGGAAGCTGGTCACGTCGATGTCGGCCCAGGTGAAGAACCGCCCGCCGCCGAACCGCTTGCCGACGATGTGGTCCACCGCGCACTCGACGGGGTTCCGGCTCCACTTCCAACTGCCCGGCTCAGGGCGCAGGGTGGTCGAGTCGTACGTTGCCCCGGCGTCAGGAACCCAGACCTTGCGGCCCCGGAAGCTGGCCTCGATGAGGTCGTTCGCGCCGAGGTCGTCCTGGTTGTACTGGATCGTGAGGTCGCCGTGGAAGGGCAGCACGAAGCCGATTCGCTGTAGCTCGGTGGCGCTGGCGAAATAGAGCTCGGAGTGGAAGCGGTCGGAGTCGGCGGTACTGACAAAGCCCTGCCGCGTGAAGTCGGGCGCCGTGTCCTGCGCGTTGGTGGCGATGATCCGCACGTCGTACGCGGCGAGCGGCAGGAGATAGCTGACATCGGGCTTGAGCGAGCCCTTCTTCGTGAAGTGAAACGCGGCGGCGATCGACTTGAACCACTGCGCCTTGCCGAAGTGCTGGCCCCAGATCGTGAACTGGTCCGGCTCCGTGGCGAGCGGCGCGGGGTCCCGCAGTTGGACCCAACCGGTACTCGGATCGTTCTGCGTCGTGGCGTCGCTGTCGGCAGCCGCGGTCTCCTTGAGCTGGATGGTCATGGTCCGGGCGATGCCGCCGAACTGGCTGTCGGTGAACGTGTAGAACCCGTCCGCCGCAGACTCCAGGCCCACGATCACATCGTCCACCTCGGACGTGGTCGAGTAGGTCCGCGCCGTGCCGTAGTCCAGCTTCAGCGCGACGTTGTACGAGTTGCGCGTGGGGCTGGCCGCGTCCTCGTCGAAGGCGATGGGGTCCTGATCCTTGAGGCCCTTGCGGAAGACGTACTTGAAGTCATCCGAGACGGACGCGGTGCTGTAGGTGGCAGTAACGACCACGCCGCCCGCCACCGCCTCGGGGAATACCGCGATGGTGTTGCCGTTCGCGTCCTGCTTCAGTTCGATGTACGTGCCGGCCACCTTGTAGCTGACCGACCATTTCTCGATGTCCGCGCTGGTCATCAGCGACCCGAACGTGATGTCTACCCAGAAGTAGGACTTGCCGGCGCGGGTCGTGCCGAGGTGAACGTCGGCCTCGGGGACGGTCACGGTCCCCTCGTTCCGGAAGTGCCCCGTTGATTCGCTGCCGAAGCTGTACGAGCCCCAACCCCGCTTCGGCATGATCTTGACCACGAGGTTCTCGACACGGCCGTCGTCTGCGAGGAAGCCGCCGACGCGGGTGTGCGCGCTGAGGATCGTGGCGTCGTCGGTAGACGTGAACGTCCGCGGGCTGACGTTCATGGCGGTGCGCGTGGTGTAGCTGCCGATCGCGATGAACGCGCCGTCGCCTTCCGTCGCGGTGCCGTACAGTACCCCGTCCTTGTAGATGACGACGCTGGCCAGCGTGATCGGGCCGCTGGAGCTCGGGAACATCCACTCCACGCGGGCCGCGTCCGGATCCAGCGTCCGCAGCGCGGCAGGGGCGTCCGTGGTGACGATGGTCAGGATCGCGTCCCCGCCCGAGCGGATCTGAAGGTCGCCGCCATCATTCGGCCCCGCCCCCGCATGGAATGTGCGCGTGATGCGCTGGTCCGGAGAAGGCCAGACCGTATTCGTCAGAGTCGGCGAGACGTACTGCATGAGCAGCGGGAGCCGCCACCACGGCGCGCCATAGACGACCGGCGGCGGCGCGTTCGGGTCGGTCGGGTTGTCCGTGATCGCGATACCCTTCGCATCGGGCGGCGTCTCCGGCTCGCCGCGCTGCGTCAGTTGCCCGATCAGCGTCGTGGCCGCGATGACGAAGAGCAGTTTGAACAGATAGGACGCGAGGAAGGGGAGCGCGCCGAGCATGTAGAGCGTTGCCAGCGTGTCAGCGATCACGCCCGCCTCCGGTACAGGCTCCGGTCGTGGATCGGGAGCTGGGAGATCCGGAGCGCCAGCGCGTTGTGCCGCGCGATGCACTCCTGGATAGTCTTGCCCGGGCACGTCTTGAGCGTGGACTGACTCGCGCAGCCCTCATCTTTGTACTCGTGCGTGCATCGGGGCTGCTTCAGCCGCGGCCATGGCGTTTCAAGCTGATAGATGTCGTGGAGCGGGCCGATCGGAAGCTGGACATCGTTGCCGGCGAGCCGCGGGCCGCTGATCGCCCAGTCCTCTTCCGCGAGCACTTGGCCCTCGGTGAGGTGGTAGAGCCGCACCGTGACGCGGACCCCGTTGACGTCCTCCGCGTTGATGACGGTGGACCACGGCCGGCCGGCACCGCTCGTCGGGTGCGCGATGTTCTGGAGCTTCAGCGCCACGCGCGGGCTCTCCTGCGCCGTCGTCGCCTTGATCGCGCCGAAGCTGAGCGTGTCCGCGACGTAGGTGTTGCCGCCGTAGACGATGCTCTCGTTGTGATCTGTCCTGTAGAGCGTGCCCGACGTAAGCTCGATGTCCACGAGGCGCGGGATGGCCGCGTGCGCGTCGGCTTCGAGCGACGTGGCGAGGGCGACGGACCAGGAGATCACGTCGCGTACCTCGCACCCGGCGAGTCTTCGATCAGCTCCACCTGAATCCGGATCACCTCTTGCGTGTTGAGGTCATCGTCCGCGCTGCTCGTCATGAACCGCGTGGGGAAGTCGTCGCGGCCGAAGCGCACGGACTGATAGAACTCGTACGAGGTCGTGATCGCCTTGGTGTTGGCCGGCGTGGACCCCGCCTCAAAGGTTATGAGGGGATCGGTAAAGTTGGCCGAAAGCGTGTAGTCCGTCCCGCCCCCCGTCTGGAGCGTGCCGTCCACGTAGACGAGCAGCGTGTCCGCGTCGAGGAACTTGTGCAGGTTCGTCCCGTCCGAGAACGCGAACGCGACCGTTGAGCCGTCGCCCGTCCCGAGCGCGCCGAGTTGGATCTGTCTGTGCCGCGCGCGCATCGCCTTGTACAGGAACGTGTCCACGCGCCCGCTTCGCGCCTCCACGAAATCATCGAAGTCGCTCGGATCGTTCGTCCCGTCGGGCAGCACGATCCATCCCGAGGCGACGAACTCCCGGCCCGAGGCGAGGTTGAGCACGGCGGCCTTGCGTCCGAGGCTGCGGCCGAACACGTCCACGGGGCGCTGGCGTTCGGAGTAGTTGCCGCGCGCCTCCGGGGCGAGGAACTGATAGGGCCAGACGACGGTGCTCATGCCGCGCTCGTCGCCAGGCTGGAGCCGATGCTGGCGATCGCGTTCGCCAGCGGCTTGCGGATAACCGCATCCGTGATCGCGTCGATGATGGTGCCGGCGACGGCCTCGCGGAAGCCCTCGAGCATGTCGGACACGACGTCGCCGTCGAAGCCCTCGCGCATCCCGCGCATGATCCCGCTGGAGAACACGCCCGCGACGTCGGATGACATCCTGTCGCCGAACTCTCCCGCCCAATCGACGCGCAGGGCGTTCGCCTCGGCGCGGCCGGCTTCCGCAAATCCTGCGGCTATGTCCGCGCCGAAGCCGGGACCCGGCCCCGTCGGTGTGGGCTGGAGCGCCACCGCAAGCGCCTGTTGCCGCTCCCGCTGCCCCTCGTCCCACCGCTCCAGCCACTCGTCCATGTCGATCTCACGGGGCCTGGCGCTGGTCGCGTAAGCCCCGCTCACGCTCCTCGCCCTGCCCGCCACCGGGGGCAGCGACGGTCCCGCCGGGACGACCCCTGCGAATTCCGCCGCGGCCGACTTCGCGGCGCCCCCCAACTTCCGGAAGGCCAAGATGGACGCCTCGATCTCCGTCTTGATCGCCATGCGGCTGCGGCGTGCGGCCTCCGCCACGCGCGCCGCGAAGCCCTCCGGGTCTATCCGCCGCTCGAACTCGACGCCCCTGCCCACTCGCCCGCCCATGCGGATCAGGATCTCGTTGAGCCGCTCCCGCGACTCCTCTAGCTGGGATCTCTGATCCTTCGCCGCGGCCTTGAACACCGGCGCGAGGCCAGATCCCACGAGGGAGATCTTGGCGTTGAGCTCGGCGACCTTCAGTGCCGCGATAGCGGCCATGTGGAACCCGCCGATCAGGCCTTCGATCGCGAACTGAATCGTGTCGATGCCGAGCATGAATGAGGTCGACACCGCGTCCCACGCCCTCCCGATGCCCTCAAGGGTCGCGGCCAGCTTGCGCCCGCCCTCGCTCGCGTCCTCGAACGCGCCGGGGCTCTCGTTCAGGATGCGCACCGCATCCGTCATCCGGTCGACCAGGCCCTTGAGCGACCCGCCCAGCCCCTTGTCCCCCGTTTGCAGGACGGTCTCCTCGACGGCGGACCGGAGCGCGAGGAACGACCCGACGAGCGTGTCCTCCATGAGCGCGGCCAGCTCGCGCGTCGTGCCCTTCGCGGCGCGGTTGGCCTCGGTCAGCTCGCGGAGCTTGCCCGAGTACTTCGTGAGCGCCAGCGCGGCGACGAAGGTGCGCTTGGTGAATATGCGCATCGCCTCGTCGACGCCGAAGTTGGCCGCGGCGAGACGCTCGAAGATGGTGACGAGGTCGGTCGTCTTGGGGTTGACATCGTCATAGGACAGGCCCAGATCCTCGATAGCCTTGAGCTGGTCCCCGGTGGCCTTCCCCAGCTCGGCCATGATGCCGCGGAGGGAGGTGCCCGCCATCGTGCCGCGGATGCTGACGTCGCCCAGCACGCCGATCGCGGCGGCGGTGCTTTCGATGTCGTTCCCGAACGCCGCCGCGGCCGTGCCGGCCAGCTTCATCGCCTCCGCTGCGTCGAGGACCGTTGTGCCCGCGCTGTTGGCCGTGTTCGAGAACACGTCCGCCACGCGCTGCGTGTCGCTCGCCTGGAGCCCGAACTGCCGGACCGCGCTGGCGGCGATGTCCGCGGCCGTCGCGAAGTCCATCGACTGCGCGGTGGCGAGGTCGAGCGTGGCGCCGATCGACGCCAGGGACTCGTTGACGGTGAAGCCGATCCGCGACAGGGACAGCAAGCCCTCGGCTGCCTGGCTCGCGGAGAACCGAGTCACGGAGCCCAGCTCGCGGGCCTTCTCCGTGAGCGCGGCGAACTGCCGCTCGGTGGCCCCGGTCACGCCGCGGAGCCGCGCCATCGTCTCCTCGAACTGCGCCAGCGTGCGGATGGCGGAATGGACGAGGACGCCGCCGGCCAGCATCCCGAACATTCCCGTGAGGCTGCTGCGGACGGCGCGGGCCTTGGCGCTGAACCGCTGCAGGATCTTTTGCGCCCGCGTCATCCCACGGCGGAATTGCGCGGTCGTGGCCTGGATGGCAACGGAGACGACGCCGCGCTTACCCGCCACGCTCAGTCACCTTCCCGCCCGCGGCGATCGTGATCGCCTTGAACTGATCGTAGAGCGACCGCTTCGGCTTCTCCGGCGCGTCGAACTTCGGCATGAAATCGTCGGGCTTGTAGCGCTTGCCCTTCTTGCCGCCGAGCGCAGACGCGACCAGCGTGCAGAGAATGCCCGTGCGCAGGTCCGCCCGCTCCTCGCCCCACGGGTCGATGCGATAAAGCGCACCCCACAAGCCGAACTCCTCCGCGTCCATCTCGCGCATGACGCGGCGCATGGGCATACCGAGCCGGGACGCGATCAGGGCGAGGAGCCGCCATCTCGGCTCCCGGATTCTTTTCCCGCCTCTTCCTCGGCCTCGGCTGTGAGCCCGGAGAACGCCTGGATCTCCAGCGCGAGTGCGGGCAGAACGCTGACGTCTAGGTCCGCCAGGGCCACGCCCTCGCCGTCGCCGAACAGCCGCTCCCCGTCCTTATCCGTGATCGCCAGCTCGAGCGTGCGGATCATCACGGATGTCTGGTCGCCGTTGCTCTCGTGTTTCTTGGCGAGACTCGCGATCTCGAACAGAGCCCCGGCGGGGAGCTTCCGGATGTAGATCGTGTCCGGAAGCCCCGCGACCGTGATCTCCTTCACCTCGCAGAGCCGGCACGCCAGCAGCCCGTCCTTGGTGAGCGCCACGGCTTACGACCCGTCCGTGATCGTGACGTTGCCCGAGAGCTTGACCTCGACGTCCGCGGTCATCGGGTCGCCGTTGGATGGGTTGAAGCTGACCATGAACCCGTCCGCGGCCCACTTGCCGCCGGTAGTGTCGCCGCCGCTGGCCTTGAACTGGACGGTGATCGTCTCCACCGCCTCATCGCCCTGCATGGGCGGGTCGTCGTCGGGGTTGAATTGGACCGGGAAGCTGATGCTGCCGGGGTCCACCTTCCGGGACGGGATGAATGTGCGGTTGCCGACCTTTCCCGCGCCGGCTGCGGCCACGGCCATTGTGGTCGTCTCGATGGCGTCGCGGGTGAAACCGGACCAGGTGATCTCCGCGTCCGCGGGGATGTTGCTGGTGAAGGCTGACGTGCCGAAGGCCACCGTCGCCCCATGCCCACTATCAACAGTTGCGCTCATGTTGTCGCTCCTAGAAGACCGGCACGGCCCGGACGTACCAGACCGTCACGGTGAACGTGCTGCGGTAAATGGCAGTCCCTTTCCCGTCCTCGGGAAGCTCGATGCCGTCTGACTCGTTCGTGACTCGAATGTTGCGGACGTCGGTGCTGCCCAGCGTCCCGCTGAACCCATCCAGCTCGCCGCGGAGGGCCTCGCTGACGGTCTCAAGGCCGACCGACGTGTCCGCCCAGCAATCGAACTGGAACACGGCCTCGCTCAGCGGGGCGGCGCCTTCCTTGGTGTGCTCCGCGGCATCCCCGATCCGGGTCCATGTGATGTAGGGCCGGGCCGTTCCCTGCTCCGCGACGCCGGGGTGGACGCCGCCGGTCGCGGCCGTGGACAGCGCGCCCTCGGCATCGAGGTAGGCAACGAGGTCAGCCTTGAGCCCCATTACGCCCTGCTCTGCCAGCCGAGGCGCACGCCCTTGAGGATCATGTCCTTCGCGATCTTGAAGCTCTCGTCCTTCGTCGCTTGGTGCGCGCGGAACATGAAGTCGTTGGGCGGCGTCGTGGCGGTGCCGTACGTGACCACCGCCGGGTAGTAGTACTTGTGGTGCGGCGGGATGCCGAGGTCCACGCGCTTCGGACCGGAGACGCGGTAGCCGCGCAGCCCGCGCTTCTTTCGGATAGCTACGATCCTGAGCTTCTTGGCGACCTTCGCCATGCGCCCTCCGCCACGCTCAAGCGCCATGACCTCCCGCTTCGCGGCGGCGAGCTGGGGCCGGATCGCCTCCTTCATCGAGACGTCGACCACGCTCTTTTGCAGGTACATCGGGAGCCGCCTCAACAGCTCTTGGGCCTCCTTGTCGCCCAAGATGTCGATGCTGATGAACGCGCCCTTGCGCGTGTCGAGGCGGGTGCGGCCGGTGTACGCCATGGCTACGCGAGCTGCTGTCCCGTCACGTCGAGGCTGATGTCGATCTGGTTGGACCCGTTCGCCGTGCCGAGGTACGTGAGGTACTCCGTGCTGACGATCGCGTCGGTCGTGATCTTGCCCGCGGTGGTGGAGAGCGTGTACATCACCCCTTCCGCTGGCGCGGCACCCGCCCCGATGGTCACAAGGCCCGCGGTGTAGTAGGTCAGCGGCTGCCCGTCGAGCGAGGCGTGGGCCGAGATGCCGACGCACGTCGCAATCGCTGCGGTGCTCGCGGCGCCAGCGAGCTTGAGATGGTTCGAGTCAGTCGAGTCTTTGTAGACCGGCTGACCGGCTGTGATCGTCTCGCCCGCCGTGCCGTTCGCCTGTGTGACGCCGGTGCCGGGGAGAACCTGGGATGCTGTAATCGTTAAGTCGGCCACGGTGCTAGTTCCTCTCGATGTTGATCCGGCCGCGGGTGCCCATGACCCACGCGCCGAGGCGAATGATGCGTGCCCCGATGAAGCAGCGGGCGCGCCAGCGTCGGACGCCCTTGACGCGAACCGAGATGGTAAGGCGGCGCGCGGCGTCGCCAATATGCACGGCGGGGATGGCGACCATTTAGCTCACCTCCACGCAGATCGCCTCGGTTGAGACGTTGCGCTCGTCTTTGTTTGTGATGCCGTCCACGTTGAACGCGCGGCCCTTGAACTCGATGCGCCACTTACTCGTGATGTCCGGGTGGAACCGCATTACGATTCGATGCGTCCGAACACCCTGCACCCTGTCCGCCGCGACCCGCTCCTCTTGCTTGAGCGGCTCGATCGACGCATGCCGCTGGGAGTGCTGCGTGAACGTGGGGATGCGCTGGCCGTGAGCGTCCTTCAGCGTGCTCGGCTCCATGACGGCGACCAGATGCCGCAACGCCCCGGCCCTCATAGGTCCACCTCGCCAAGGAACCGCTGGCCCCAGAGCAGGCGCTCGACGGTCGGGTTGTCCTGAACGCGCGTGCCCATGACGGTTTCCGTCTGAGCTTCCCGCCGCTCGTACAGATCCCCGCAGAGCAGAAGGATCGCGTGCTTGACGTCCTCGGGCACCGTCGAGTAGCCCGCGACGTAGACGATCTTGATCGCCTTGCGAATGGCCCGGAAGCTGGGCCAGCTCTTGTCGTACGCGAGATAAAGGCG